CCGGCTCAGTAGCGGGTGACCAGGAGGGCATTACGCGCCTGGGAGGTTTTGCAACCTCAATACACCAACCGTAGGGGTAGTCATCCCCTTCTCGGCCGTCGCGCTTGCGCACGACGTTCCACATCGAACCTAGAGGGAGGCAGCCATGTCGAAGTGGCTGAAGAACTCCGTAGGAACGATGTGGTCGTCTTCGTCTTGCGACGAACAGTGTACTCAACTGAATAGTGTCTTGATTTGACACCAGACAGAAGAGCGTACATGTCGACAGAATCACGTCGATAGGCATTCATACTAAGTCCAGAATCTTGGACAGAAGTATGAAGCAGCTCCTTACATACCCAAATCTGGCCACGGGTTTCCCAGTGGCAAGACGGGCTGTTGAGGTGCTGGTCAGCCCAGCTATCGATCCCGCTATCCGGACTCCCCTTATGAGGGCGCCAGAAGCGGAGATCGACAGGGATATGGGATAATACTAGATCCCACGTCGACTCGAAGAAAAGGGCGGTAAGCCCGTTCCTTCTCGTCAGGTTGAGCCACTTGAAGAGACTCTCAATTGAATCGAGAGGATAATCAAGCGTGTACGGACGAACGTCTACACCTCCGAACCAGTCAGAACCGCAGGACTCTCTGAAAGGACCCGAAACAAAGGTCTTCTCTGCATTCGGCAAAAATCCCATCACCTTTAAAAGCGACAGGACAGCCTTAGCGTGCTTTGAGCGTACCACGATATCGTCGCCATAAACCGAGAAATCCTTCCCGGGGGCGCCGCAACGTAGTGCCTTACAGCAGGCAGCAAAGATGAGAGTCTCAAGCGGGAAACAGAAGCCGTTCCCCATAGAGCAGAACTTGGCATAAGTATATTTACTACCGCCAAGCATATACCTATGGCTCCGGACATGGTTCAGAAAATCAAACCACGCCGGGGGGAGAAGGAGTCGTGCTAGACCAATACTGATACTGTCTGATGCACTAGACAGATCAATGGTACAGAACGACTCCTCAGAACCATCAAGTGACCCAGAGCGGGCCATTCGTTGGTTCATACTCTGGTCTTGAAGATCGATACCGACGCGCCTCAACCTTTTACGGAAGAAGACGTCGATACCTTTCTGAACAAAACCGTTGAGTAACGGCTCGACCGCTATAGCTCGATGAGTCATAGCAGTATTCGGGACGAAGCTTATTTTGTTATAGTCCACGAACGTCGTTTTACTGGCAAAACGGGTTTTAGCCGTCAACCAGTCTAGACACGATATGCCCGAGCTACTATCAAGGAGTACATCCCTTAAAAGCGGATCGGACATAAGAGCCCAGTACGAGTAAGTGAATGCACCGGGAGACACGGTCCACTTGTCTGCGAGGACTTTCCTCGCAAGATTTGTGGCATTGCCGTGCACACCAACGGAGGCGCCAGCACCAAAAGCACAGCCACGCAGAACCTGATCCATAGGTGGTTCCTCCCCAATGACATATTGGATAAAGGACCGCATCTCTTGGAAAAGGGATTCGTGAGGACTACGAAAGGAACCGTAGAGCGCGAACTTTCTGTTTAAGCGTTTACATCTACGCTCCGACAGATTGAACGAACTAATGGCCTTGGTTTCCGGGTCGGTCTTTACGACCTTCGGGTCCCAAGGAAATTTCCTTATTAACTGTGCAAACTGATTCGCCGCAAAATGCGTAGCGGCGTCCAAATGCACTTGCTTGGACATAGAATCAGCGAGAACCATGGCTAAATCGTAACGTCTACCCCGAAAATATCCGGAGAGACGTCGCGCAAACTCATGGTGATCATGGCGTTGAAATAACTCACTCATGACCTGTTCGTAAATTACGAACTGGTCACGGTGAAGCCTGCGTCTTGCTAACGCGAACGACGCTGGTAACTTAGGTTTCATCATGACTCCTAAGAATTAACAGGAGGCAGCAGTATTACTGCCTTCCGCGAAGACGATCATATATAGCATAGACAGCAGCCATAACGGCCGCTATTTTAACTACATATGCAAGAATCCAATCGACCCAGTCAGTCAGTCTCCGAGGTACTAAAGACCTCTTAGAAACTGATTTTCTGGGTCTTGACGTGGACCTTGAAGGGGGCTGAAGCAATGTAGCTCCCCATATCGTCAAGCACGGCGTCGATGTCCGCGGCGGTGTAACCCACCGGGATCGAGACATTGAACGCGGCGATCACATCCCCGGTTGGGGTGAGGGCGCCGGTCAAGGTCAAAGTCCGGGTAAGCTTCGCTTCGGTGCGACTCAACCCGCTGAAGCTGATCGTCGGCTTTGCAGCCTGACGAGCCAGCGACAGATCATCCTTTACGGAGGCTGTTTTTGCAGCGCCCGTATAGGCGATCCGATCCTTTTGAAAGGAATCGGCGGTGTAAGTCTTTGCATTGACGGTAACGGTCATTGGGAAAACTCCCTAGTGGTGTTGATAAACCCCAAAATGGGGAAATCCATCGCTCTCGCAATGGGATCTACTTTACCTAATGAAGAGTTACCTCTTCAATCAGCAAAGTATCGACTCATCGTTTGGGTGAGTAAGGCCATTGCATCGGCCGCCCGGGTCAGAGATCCGAAGCGAAAATTGCTCCGGACCACGAACCCAGGCCCACCTAACGGAGCCCGGCCCTTCGTCTTTATAGTGGAGGAACAGGCCCCCGTACAAGGACGAATGATCACGTTCGAGTTATTCTGTAACGTGGAAGTACACGTCCACAGAGAACTTACAACGCGCTCAGTGACTAAGCACGAGCCTATCGTTTTGTAGCCTGGAGCAGGTGCGTAAGCTTTGAGGTAATCCCCAGCGCTCACGAACCAGTCGAGAACGAACGAGAACCTCATCAACTCCCAGGGGACAGTGAGTAAACCTTTTGAGGTGAACCCAATGTTACTCCCGATTGTTGCAAGGAACTCGTCAATGGCCATGCCGCGGACTGTCACATCGTCACTAAGAAGTTGTGCGACGACGTAAGTAGCCTGCACGTCAATGCCAGTGTTGAACTTCGAGACTGAAGAGCGCCTTATTGAAAGGCTTTTCCTCGTTGTCTCTCGGCGCAATCCGACCTTTTTGTCCAGTCCCGAGATGATCGCGTTCAGATCAGACACCAATGGTTTGATGCCGTACCTGTACGTGAGCCACGCATCTTGAGGAGTCATCCGCTTCATAGCAGGACCGTTCTTTTTAAAGAAACGGTAGAAGCGTTTGAAATTCTCGTCAAACATGCGTGTAGTTTGCTTGTACTCGGCAATGGATTCGAAAAGATTCGTCGATCCAAGGCCGCGAGATGCAAGCACACTGGTGGAAACCTCTGTCTCCAAATCCTGTATCTCCTTATTATCAAGAGATGCAGAAGGCGTAGGCAGAGGCGCGGAAGGGCCAGAAGTGGAATTGACAGCCATTGCCAGCGCCGGACCATTAAACGCGATACCAATAAAATAATTGGTACCGCTAATGATACAGGCAGGCGAAGGGCGTTGTTCCCACTGATGACCATTTCCCGCGTCGTCGACCGAAGATGTAACAACCTCCATCGACATCGGGCTAAAGATCATTTGACCTGCAGCCTGAAGCTTATGGAAGTTCTTCGTACTTATATCCGCCATACGGGACACCTCGCCCACCATGCAACTCCCATAGGTGACTCCGGTCGGTGTAGGAGTATTATCTCCACACACCGGGAAGTTGATACCCATTTGAGTTACAACGGGGCCAGGAATTAAACGTCCTTTAGTGCGAATACGGTACTCGGTAGACATATTTCCTCCCTATCATTACGGTTTTACGGGCAGAATAAGCCCAAAACGTGAGCTCTTAACTGCATGGACTACGAGCCGATAACCATACCAACGACTTCGATATGGTCAACGGTACTCGTTAAAACCAGCACAGACTCACCCTTCCGACAGCTATCGGTTTTAACCCCGGAGCTGACGAGTTGGATGCATCTGTGCGGCCTTACGTTAGTATTAGCGGCCAACTCCAGGATTAGAGTAGGACCCTTATACCTAACGCAAGTTACTGTCGCGACAATAGTTTCTCCGTCATCCATAGCAAGAAGAATGACGGTAGGACTAGAGAAGCTCAGTAAAAGTTTCATGCAAACCTCCATTATGTTGACTACGGTTAACGAGCATAATACTCGGGAACCCTCACCAACCTAATTGAGG